CGAGGCCGCTAGAAATGATACAACACCATCTCAGCCGGAGTCGAGTGATGCCCTCCAAGCCGTTCCTCCTCCGGCTGAACGACCCTCCGATGATAATGATGAAGAACAGAATAAAAGGTATGACAAAGCCTTTTACATGGATATGTCGTCCAAGTTGACACAGGCACGGCACATTTCTAAAGTTCATGGACTGTTTGAGGAGATGAAACCCAAGATACAAGAGATTAAGAAGCGCAGCCCAGAACGTGCCAAGCATATTCTGGAACTGTTTATGAAGCACGAGGACAGACTAAGTAACGGAGAAAGTTAATGGCCTTAAATAAACTGACTACAATTCGTGTATTCCCTAATGACCCAGACAAGAAAGCCACACACGGCAACTCAAACTGGAAGCCGTACAAGGGCAAAGAACCTGTTGATTTGGTGCTGTCGAAGGACACACGCCACAGCATCTCAGTGTTCCAGAATGAAGACGGGTCAATGGACATCGTAATCAATGAACGTACTCTCGACAGAGATTACAACGCCGCTGACAATATCGCTGATAACGTCCGGCAGGGTGGGTTCAAGAAGATAGCTGAGACCGTGGAGAAGCCACGGATTATGTTAGATGACGATAACATCCCATTCTGATTCACAAATCCTAGTAGCAGTCTATCCCAATGGGCTGCTACTTACCCTTCATGGTGAGTCATACTTCAAGCAGATGACCTACACACAGATGCTGAACATGGCACAGGAACTGGTGCATCGTAGCGTTGTGGAGTTAAAACGTTGTGGCAAAGAAGAAGACAGATACCAGGAAGATTAGCTGCAATCATTGCGGCAAAGAACACTACATCCAACACGGCGGGTGGGTTATTACCGCTGATAAAAAGACATATTGTTATGATTCAGAAGGAGGCTGTCATGCAAAGATGCGAGTGTTGCGGTCAGATAGTGCCACAAACACCAGTAAAGAAACGAGGAAGGTGGACATTCTTAAAGAATTTGAAAGCTGGTGAGGTTCTTACGTTCTATACAGAGGTAGAAAAAGAACAAGCTAGGGATGCAGCCCGTCATTATGGGATTAAATATACATCATTCAAACACGGTGATGGTTCTGGCTACAGCCTGATAGTCACCACTTCGTCTTGTTAGCCCAATAAGCGGCTGACATCTTACCCTTGGCAATATTCTTGGCATGACGCGCTTTGAAAGATTTGCGTCGTGCCTTTTGCGCTGCGGTCTTAGGTGACTTACCAGCACCAGATACGCCTTGCTGACCAAAGCGGATAATCTTTTCCTTGCCACCAGAACAGGCTTTGACCACATGCGATTTCGTCTTGTGGCCTGGAGTACGGCGAGGCTTATTACACTTCAGTGTCTTCTTTGATATAGGCTTCCTAGACATCTTTCTTCAGCCCGTGGACGTATCCATTGTGTTTGTTGTATGTAAGCGACTCGCCTCGACCACCCTCAACGTAGCTACAATGTATCCAGCCAGAATTACCGCCAGTGTAGCACTCAAGAATAAGCTGGTCATAGTCTAGGTTGTCCTCAATCCATTTAGCCAAGTCATAGTTGTCTATGCCTGGAACCTCAAAGTCTGCCGCCTCACCCTTGGCATGCTGGCTGTCTAAACTACTGCCAATAGCAATGCACAACTCTGGACTGCGGTATCCACTTGATACCATAAATGGCCCAAACTCGTCACGAATTGGTTGTAATATCTTCTCACATAACATCTCCATTGCTTCTATGTGATGCAACTCTGGAGTATTCGGTATGCCTTTACGTTCAGCGGTCTGGCTTTTAACCATCTCCTCCAACGTAAAGTTGGGCGACAGATAATAACTCATTTCTTTTTCTTCTTAGCTTTCTTGACTGCCTTTAGGTCTGCGCCGGTAATCTTCTTGCGAGGCGAAGCCATTGCAGCCAGCTTCTTCTGCTTTGGTGAATACTTGTTGTATGGCATCATTTCTTCCTCTTGGCTGTCTTTGCCGATTGCTTGAACGCCTTTGCCGTCGGTGCGCCTTTGCTTCCAGGCTTGCGCATCGTTTCTCCACTACCAGCTTTAATACGTTTACGCTTGGCATGGATGTTCGCATATAATCCCTTTCCTGGCATTACTTTCTAAATCCTTTCAAACCCCGAATCCCAAATGATGCGCCTATACTAGCATACATTGCCCACTGAAACCAATCGGGTGTTGTTTCAAGCGCAGCAAAGCCCCGTTCAACATAGGGTTGCAACGGAGGGATGAAGCACATAGCTATAATGATAATAAATAAAACCGTCCAGGCTTCGTCTTTCCAGCTATCGCCGGATGCCTGTGCCATAATCTTTTCCCAGCCAGCCTCATGCGTAGCTGCGACCTTCATAACCTCTGCTTCAGCCGTAGCCTTGGCAACAGCTACAGCGGTCTTGCCTTTCTGTTCCTCAACCTTGCGTTCTAAGAAAGAACCAGCAAGATTAGCGATTGGGCTTATCAGTGCTTGCCACATATTACCCCCAGAATGTTTTTACCTTGTTGCGTTTGTTTACCCGCTTCTTGTGTTGGCCTGGCCTATGCTTTGGCTTTTTAGGTTCAAACTTTACTTCTACTTTCTTGGCCATGGCCTTTCCCCTCATGGTTCATCCAGACTGCAAATGCGCCAGTCATCGCGCCTGTCACCACGCTAACCAGGCCAGCTTGTGAAGGGCTTGGATTAGGCAGTGACATAAACCATTCTACCACACGCCAACTCATTAGCGTCATAACCAGCATCATAAAGCGCGGCAGTATCTTCCACTCAAGTATCTGTTTAGCACTCATCGCGCTGCCCTAACCGCCGCAATCGCTTTGTTAAACGAATGCAACTCCGCTTTAGGCGCATCAAATAACTGGGGCGACATGCGCTTAGAATATTGTTGCACTTGGGTGACTGGCATGAACAACGCTTTCCGATGTTGATAGCCCACAAGGCATAATATGTCATAGTCTTTCTTACCTGGTAAAATTTTATTTTTTTGTCCACTACCAAATTGAAAATGATACACCGGAGTTCTAGCATTTTTCTCGCCAGATAGCTGCGCAGTCTTAACTTGTATCCTAATATATTCATCATCTTTCCACGCCAATAAATCCACTTTGTCTTGCTGGCACATCGACACTCGCCAGCCTAATGATAACATAATTCCCGCTGCTAGGTATTCACCAATCAAGCCCGTGGTTGTCTGACTCATATCAGGTTCTTACCGCCAGCCAGATTATAAATAACAATAAGGCAGCGCCTAGTCCAGTTGCAGTCACAACAACCACTATCTCTAGTATTTGCCGCCGTCTTTCTTGCTGCTTGTAAATAACTTCCTGTCTCTGTTTCCTTATTCTGCCTTCAAGCTGAATTAAATCTGCCCAGGCTTGTGGGCCGTATGACATGTTCAGAAAGTTCTTTAGTTCCTGTCGCTGCGCTTCCAGCTTCTTCTTGGCTGCATAAGCCTGTAACGCCTCCTCCTCAACAGAACCGGCAGCTAATAGCTTCTTAAATATAGGTGGGTTCTTGGCCTGTTTCTCTGCCTGGTCAACGTCAGATGCCATCTTCATCCAGCGCGACACATCGCCCATACAGGATTCAATGTCTCTGCCAGCAGCAATCATACTCTTGATAGTGTTAAACGCCGCTGTAGCCCCACTGACAGCCGCTGTGATGCTAATAGGGTCTATGACAGCATTCCTTTCTTTAGAACGTCACAACGCCATTTGATAGGCATTAAGTTTGCTATCTCTCCTACCGCCCTTGCCATCTCCATAGCGCGGTTACGACACTCTTTCTCAGTATAGTATGGGCCTCTAATATCGTGAAATTCTACACAGTTAGTCGGTGAACCAATGACACAAGCTAGGACTATTGCCTTATACATTGCCCTGGCGACCAGTCACCTTCTTGACTGTCTCAGTTTCCCAGATGCGTATTAACACCCAAACGCCAGTAAACAAGGCCACAATATCCGGCATCATCCCAACCCAAGCAGCAAATGTGCCTGTGCCAGCCGCAACGTCTATGATGACCTTGTTTTCTTCGCTCATTTAAGCCTCGTATGCTTGACCAGCAGCAATAGCCGCATTAGCCGCAGTCATATCCTCTGTAGTCCAGAAGTCCTTAGCAACCATAATCTCAAGATGTTCAACATTCCTGTCTACGCAATCCTGCTTATCTGCTGCATCATCATCAGCCATAGCCTCACCAGCAATGATAGCATTGATGAGGTCAACGCTGTGACCCATCGCTGTGTAATGTTGTGCGATTTGTTCTGCTGTTAGTTCGTCCATTAGTTTGTCTCCAGTGCTACAATGCGTGTTTCTAATTGGTCAATCTTTGTTAGTGCTTCCTGCAACGCTGCGGTTAGCAACGGCACAAGTTTGCTTTGGTCAATGCCTTGCATCACTGCATTGCCATCTGCGTCCACCTCATTGTGTGTGCCTGTAACTGCTTCAGGTACAACTGACTGAACTTCGTGTGCTAAGAAACCATCAACAGTTGTGTCAGCATCTACAATAAAGTTAAACCGCTTTGGTGCAAGCTGCTGAACACGGTCTGCTGCGCCTGTCAGTTCAATTACGTTTTCTTTGAGGCGGTAGTCACTTGAAGTTGAATAGGTTGTGCTAGTATTGTTTATTGTAATTTCACCAACAGTTGTTCCATTATATTTGAACCGATTGACTGCGCCACCGCCAGAAACTGTATTGTTATATGTAAAACCAATTTTTGCCGGAGCAGACCAAGTAAGGTTTAAGAAAGCATCATTATAGTCTGGGTCAGTTCCCCAATTTACAAAACCACTTGAGTTAATTGTTTGTCTAGGATTACCATCGCCATCCGACAGCACGATGTTGTTGCTGGATGTGCGGATGTCTAGGCCGCCTTGGTCGCCGTTGTAGCGACCTAAGATAGTGTTTCCGCTACCTGAGGTAACATAATAGCCACTCTCCATACCTACAAATGTATTTCTAGTGTCAGTGGAAGAATACCCTGCTGACCCGCCAATAAAGGTGTTGTAACTATTTGAAGTTTGTGAGTATCCCGCCTGATAACCAACAGCAGTTTGATAACCACCGGTGGTGTTGTTCTGTAGTGCTGAACGGCCTATAGCCGTGTTGTAGCTAGCGGTGGTGTTTGACTGCAATGCGGCACGGCCAATAGCAGTGTTGTAGCTGCCTGTGGTGTTGTAGTAAAAGGTGTCCTTACCCATAGCAACATTATCAAAACCTGTGGTATTAAAATACCCAACACCTTTACCAACAGCAGTGTTGTTTACAGCCGTTGTATTACTATACAAAGCCTGATAGCCTACAGCCGTGTTGTCAGATGCGGTGGTGTTGGAGTAGAGTGCCTCCTGCCCCATAGCAGTATTGCTTCCGCCAGTAGTGTTAAACCGCAGTGCCTGAACACCAAACGCATTGTTGTAAGAGCCAGTCGTTGTGTATCTCAACGCCTCATAGCCCAGTGCGTTGTTTTGCTGGGCAGTTGTTCCTGCGTATGAAGCCCGATATCCCACAGCGGTATTGTAGCTTGCGGTGGTGTTTGACCCTAAAGCCAAATACCCCAAACTAACATTATTTGTTCCAGATGTGTTCTGATACATCGCAGCATAGCCAAGCGCAGTGTTACCAGATGCAGTGTTAGCTTCAAGTGCTTGCTGACCAACTGCCACATTGTCGTTGCCAGTGCTGTTAGCGTACAACGCCGTTCGACCAATGGCTGTATTAGAAGCACCAGTGGTTCCAGTGTAGGATGCCTGATAACCCACTGCTGTGTTGTTGCTGGCGGTGGTGTTTGCCGAAAGTGCAAACCTGCCTACAGCCGTATTGCTTGCACCAGTAGTGTTTGCAGATAGAGCATTACCACCTAAACCTGTGTTGTAATTTCCTGACGTGTTTGCGTCTAACGCAAAAGCACCAACAGCAGTATTCTGTATTCCACCAACATTTGCCGTCAAAGCAAGTGCGCCAACGCCAGTGTTGTTATCACCAGTAGTGTTTGCCGTGAGTGCGGCATCACCTATTGCGGTGTTGTAATTGCCATCAGAAGCAACGCTGTCCAAAGCAGTGTTACCCAACGCCACGTTTTGTGTACCAACAGGATAGTTACCATCCAGTTTGATGGTGCCGCCGTCTACATCAAGGGTCTTATGCTGGTCTGCAAGTTCTCTTGCTCTAGTCATTATACATTCTCCAATGCGGTCAAGCGTGTTTCAATATTAGCCAGACGCTGTTCAGTTGCGGCACCCACAAAGGCAAGCAACTCAGGATAGCGGATGCCAAGCCGTGTGCGTTCAACAGCACCTTCTGGGGCTTCTTCTGCTGTGTCGTAGGTGTCAGTGCGTGTGTAGGCTGCAACGGCTTCTACAGCCTCAATAGCCTCACTAACAAGACGCTGTTCAGTGCGTTCTGGTTGTGCCTCAACAATGACGTTGCCATCTTCATCAAGTTCTTCCTCAACCGCTGGAATAACAACATCCTCATAGACTGCATCAACAGCTTCCACAGCCTCAACAGCCGGAACCTCTGTCTGTGTTTCCCACCAAGTGCTGCTAATGAAGAACGCATAGTCACCAGCGTCCAAGCCAGCGGCAGTCATAGCTGCTTGAACATCCTGTGCGATTACGCCAGCGTGTGTTCTTGCTGCGTCGCCTTTCTCAGTAACTGCGCTGTTCCACTTAAAGGTCTTGAACAGTGCGCTGATAGCTTTAGCGGCTGTGATTTCAGCATCAGTCAGAGTTGCGATTTGCTGCTTTTCGTTAGCGTCAGATGTTTGGATAGTGCCATTGGTGGCATAGATGTCGTCAAAGCGACCGGACGAAAAACCTAAATCCACAACATTGTCTGTGTAAGTTGTGCCGCCGGTTGTTGGAAGTAACGAGCCACCACCAGAGCCAGAACCTGTTAACCCAGCCGAACCTAAACCGATATAAGCCTCCCCTGAAGTTCTTGCCCCAATACTACCCACAGCGGTGCCGTCCTTGCGGAACACTGCAATGTCGCCATCGTTGGCCTGTCTGTTTAACTGTAGCGGGGCGGCTCGACGTGAAACAAAGGCAGTACCACTTGCAGCACCACCGATTGATGCACCTATAAATGTTGTAGTTGCACCACCATCACTTTCATCATAGCCACCATCAGCAGTAGTCGTCCCCACCAGCACGTTGCCGCTGCTGTCGATGCGCATACGTTCTGTGTTGTTTGTGCCAAACTGAATGAAACTGTTTTGAACATTCCACACAGACATTCCATTTCCAGTTGCCCAGCCAACGTAAGCTCTGTCTGTTCCAGCTAATGCCCCAAAGTAATAATTACCGCCAGTAAGCAATGCATTTCCAGTGGCCGTCACAGTGCCAGTGACATCCACGCCTGTGCTGGTGGTGGCTAGTTTAACGGCGTTGTCGTAGTATAGCTTTACGTCAGCGTCAGCGTTAAACTGTGCGCAGGTTTCGCCAGTATACTTTGAAATAATAACGCCGGGGTCGCTGCGAAGATATAATCTGCCACTGCCAGTGTCATCAATAATGCTATTCGACCCATCGTGATAAATCTGCAAGTCCTGAGAAGCACCTAGCTGTATCTTCTCATTGTCACCTAATGACAAGGCAGTAGCAGCAGTAAACGTGCCGTAGGCTACAATATCAACAACATCGCTTGTTGTAGCAGCAGTAGCAAGAGTTACGTCTGTACCGTTAGTAGCTGTAAAATCACTGGTAACAGTCAGCTTTGCACCATTCAAATAAACATCCACATAGCCAGCATCATAAGTTGCAGGGAATACTGTGGTGCTTCCTGTGTATGTGCCAGATGCTGTGCCTACCACATAGTTGTAGCGATTAGATGTGCCATTTACTGATGAACCGGCGTTCACAAAACCGCCAGAACCGTACACCTTCATAACGTCATTAGTTGTATCAAACCATAAATCGCCAAGAGTAGGTGATGATGGTGCTGTTGCGCTAACAAAATAGGTATCACCAAAGTTGTTAATGCTGGCAATGCTGTTTGCTGCATTAACGACTGAGGTTATGTTTGTACCAACAGTGTTTACGTTGCTAATTGAACCAGCAACAGTACCAATATTAGCAGTGTTTCCAGAAACGGTGGTAACATCACCTGAGATACCAGCAACAGTTGTTACGTTAGCGGCAATGCCAGAAACAGTATCAATGTTTGTTTGCTGTGCGGCTGTAGGTGTTAGCTGTTTCCAAGTTGTATTACCAAGGTCATAGACCTTCATCACATTATCAGTGGTGTTAAAATATAAATCGCCGTCAGTCAGCGCATTGCCATCTAAGTCCGTTGTCGGGTCTGATGCCAAAGAACCTAGATATTGGTCTGTGAATGTATCTAATGCTGCTTCCGCTGCGGCTTGTGCATTGGATGCTGCTGTCGCGCTGTTACCTGCATTTGTCGCGCTTGTTGCGGCGTTAGAAGCTGATGTTGCGGCATTTGTTTCACTTGTTGAGGCATTACTTGCGCTTGTGCTTGCGGCTGATGCTGAAGCCGCCGCTGCCGTTGCGCTGCTTGTTGCACTTGAAGCCGCCGTTGTTGCCGATGCTGCATCTACCAATAAATCCCATTTTGCGCTGTCAGTATTGGTTGTTAGTGGCTGTGAACCGCTAGATGTGTGCGCTGTGTTAGCAATAAAAATATTGTTTGTGCTTGTGTCTTTTACCAGGTCACGGACAGCATAAGTTGTTCCTGTTCCCCAGTTACCCTTAAATGTCCCTAGTTCTTGCGTAACACTAATCTCACCATTGCTGTCAAAGGCAAGGATTTTGTCTGCACGGTCAGCCGCACCAACAGTAAACTCTGTTGAAGTCATTGTATTTGTACGGGATAGCTTGATAGAACGGTCTAGTTCTTCTTGTACCTCTTGCACAAAGAATGTCAGCTTATCAAGGGCATCTTCATGCGCTTCGGCTGGGAACGGGTCA